TCCTCAATGATGGCGAATCGTTCCCCACAGTGCGAGGACACTACGACGACGTAAAGGTGACGTATGTGTCAGGATACGGATCAACTGTCGCCAGCGTCGATCCTGTGGCGAAGTTTGCGATCTTAATGCTCATAAGTCACCTGTTTAACTCGCCATCGGTCACAGCACACGGATCTGTCAATATTGTGCCGATCGGATACGAGTCCCTGATCGATTCGCTTAAGTGGGGTCAATATCCATGAGGCGAATGAAGCAACGCATCACAATCGAAAAGCGATCAACCAGCGTGGACGATGCCGGTCAGCAGTCGACCACCTGGAGCGAGGTGCGAAATTGCAACGCGGACGTATGGGATCGCGGCGGTACACAAACGAAGATGGGAACGCAAGAGGTCGGCATAATCGATACGGTGTTCATCATTCACTATCCGCGAGAAGACGACTTTCCGACGCCAGAGATGCGGGTCAAGTATGATTATTTTAATCGCAGTCGAACGCTCAACATCATCAGCGTCCAGCACCAAGACGCCAGAGCTAAAGAACTCTGGCTCTATTGCAAGGAGGACGTATAAATGGTTAAACAAGACGTTACTCTGTCGGTATCAGGTATTAAAGAAGTCGACGAGAAGTTCGAAAAGATGCAGCATAAAATGCGGATCAGCATCGGAAAAAAAGCATTACGCCAAGCCGCAAAAGCGGAACTTGCGTTTGCTAAATCGATGGTTCCCGTCGACTCAGGGAAATTGCGTAAAAGTCTTTCGGTCAATTCGATGAGAGTAAGTAGAGCCGCCAGAAAAAAAGGTATATTCGGCTTCAAGATTGCACCACGAAAGTCAAGGCGTGCGGAAGTACCTTATATTAGGGTTGTTGAACAGGGCGAATATAAAGGATCGCGACAAGGAACATTTTTTTTGAAGCGATCGGCGGTCGCGGCTATGCCGCGAGTAAAGGAAATATTTGCCTCAGAATTAAAACGCTTGGTTAGCGAATCAGAAGAAACTGGAAAGGCGTGAAGTAATGGCTGATATAGGCGTAGGACTAAGAACGTATTTGCTCACTAAGTCGGCGATCACCGATCTCGTCGGTACGCGTATTTATCCGTCAGTGCTGCCGCAAAACGCCGACCTACCTGCGATCGTTTACGATGTCATGGGCGGCTCGCCTGATGACGTGCTGACAGGTTCCAGCGGTTCCTATCGTGCGGTCATGGATGTCGAGTGCATCAGCACAAATCACATCACCAGCAACGACATCGCGGAACAGGTGCGGCTCGTCACTCAAGGATACTTTGGGGCGATGGGCGACGAGCAAGTCAACGCGTGCAGGTTGCTCGGACGCTTTGAACAGTACACACCGCCGATCGACGGGAGCGATCTAGGTCGGCATGTTGTCGCAATAAGTTTAGAAATCACACACAATCAAACCATACCAACCTACTAACAAAAGGGACAGAAGATGACGCTTAAAAATTACAACGCACAAGGGGCAGCCGTTTCATTCGGAACGTCTGCATTAACTGGCAAAATTCTCACGGTGTCGAGCGTCGAGCAATCGCGGGAAGTGCTGGACATCAGTGATCTGTCCATCTCTGCAGGCGGTGCGAAGAAATCCATTCCTGCTGACATTTACGACGCTGGCACAGTCGACGTCGAGTTTTTATATAGCTCGGCTCAAGCATTGCCAGACATCACAGCGGTCGCCGAAACCATAACCATCACATTCACAAAAGCGACAGCACTCGGAGCCGCTGCCACCTTTGCAGGTACTGGCTTTATCTCCAGTCGCTCGACGAGCGAGTGCAGCGTCGGCGGTGTGATGCAGATGAGTTGCACAGTGCAATTCGACGGCGAAACTGCTCCAGTTTATTCAGTCGGTAGTTAATTAATTTAAGGGGAAATTGATGCAAGATAGAATAACTATAGACACGCACCCATGCACGAAGATCGACCCAGACTGTGCGACGGATCAACTGGCGATTTATCTCGACGGTGATGTCTTGATCGGGTACGCGTCGAATGTCGAAGGCGGTGCGATCAGTTTGATTGTCAATTTTGAGGATCAGGATGTCCCCCTGATCCACGAAGCGGTGAGCAAACTGGTCGGCGTCACGCATGATAAGGTCGGGATGGTTCCCGACGTTCCTGATGATTATATCGATGAAAAATACGACGATGAAACTGACGAAGAACTCGAAGACGAGGGGAGTCTCGACGATGACGATAGCGAATAGAAAAGCGTTGCTCAAATTATGCGAGCGACGCTATATAGACCTTGAACTTGCAGACGCGGGCGTGACCGTCCGCATCCAAAGCCTGAGCGAAAAGGAAAAATCAAGTTATGAAACGCGACTGATAGCAAAAAGCGGACGCGGCATTTTACGCGACAGGCTACAGGATGCGACGCGTCGCCTAATTGCATTGTGTCTCGTCGATGACAAAAACGAAAGAATATTTTTAGATTCGGACATCAATCAGATCGGGGAGATGGATTCTTTTGTCTCGTCAAGAATATATGACGCGGCACAGGAGCATTGTGGTTTTAATAAAAACGATATCGAATCCACAGTAAAAAACTCAGAGGAGATCACCGTCGTCGATTCGCAATCCGACTAGCCTTACAGCTCGGATTCGTGGACGTTGATCTCATGTTAAATATGATTACGCCTGAGCAATTTCAGGAGTGGTTGGCTTTTGGTTTATACCTTGAGCCGTTTGGCTCTGATATTGAATGGATGAAAACGGGGACGATCGCCTCAATGATCTACGCGGCGAACGGTGGCAAGGGTGAAGGAACCCGACCCTCGGACTATATACCAAACCAAAAACGCAAACGCGGCAGCGTGTCCAGCTTCCAGCAAATGGTAGCAGCAAAATACGGGAAGGACTCAAAAGATGGGAACGGTAGCGACACTAGCGGTTAACGTAATTGCAAGGACTGGCGATTTCAATAAAGGTCTAGACTCGGCAACCCAAAAAGCCAAAGGGTTCGGTTCCGGTATCGGGGGCGCAATGAAGGCAGCCATTTCTCCCGCCGCGCTTGCTGCCGCTGCCATTGCTGCCGTTGGTGTTGCCTTGATAAAAGTCAACCAGGCGATGGAGCGACTCGACGAAATTGCCAAAAAAGCTAAAGGCTTGGGCATCAAAGAGCAAGACTTAATGGGTTTTCAACACGCCGCAGAGTTGGCGGGCGTATCCGCTGGTGGTTTTACGACAGCCATGCAAAAAATGCAAAAGGGCGTCGGTGAAGCAATGGCAGGAACCGGATTGGCAAAAGATGCGCTCGAAAATATGGGGATCGAGGTGCAAGCATTTGGCGCATTGAATCCAGATGAACAGTTCCTACAACTAGCAGACAAGATTGCTTCAATTCAAAACCCAGCGGAGCGAGCAGCAATGGCAACGGCTGTCTTTGGTCGAGCAGGTGCGGACATGCTGCCAATGCTGATGGAAGGGCGTGAAGGAATAGAAGGGCAAATGGAAGCGTTGAAAGGCTTGCAGGGTGAATTATCGACGGCAGACTTTCAAGCGATTCAGGACTCAAACGATGCGTGGACAAAAGTGGGCAAGGCGATCGATGGTGTCTGGAACCAGCTAGCTGCTAGGTTAGCACCTGCGTTCGAATGGCTCGCGGAGGCGATTTTAGAAGTCATTACGTGGGTCAAAGATATGGTTGAGTGGTTCAAAAATTTGTCCGATGTGTGGAAGATGGCGATCGCCGTAGCCATGCCGCTTGTCGGCGCGATCATGTGGCTCGCGGGTGCGTGGAGTGATGATGAAGAAATCATTGAAAAGGTAACGAAAGCGACCGAACAAAATGAAGCGGTGACGTTGGCGGCTGCGGCAGCAGAAAAAAAGGCTATCGAAGACGTGGCAAAGGCTCGCGAAGCACTAGAGAAAAAAGGCGCGGCTCTTGCCGAGTCGCTCCGCAACCCTATGGAAATGTACAACGACACGCTCGCCGATCTCAACGCGATGCTCGACGCCGGTGTTATCTCGTGGGATACATACGGGCGAGCTGTCGAAAAGGCTCAGGACGACATCAAGAAGTCGGAGGAGTTCAAAGCGAAAGAGATCAAGGTCGCAGAGCGTCAGGCGGTTGGCGTCACCCTGCGCGGTCGCGGTGCGTTCTCGATCCAGCAGAAGCAACAGCGAGCATTGGAAAGAATCCGCGAGGAGGAACGACTGCAACTTAAGCAACTAAAACAGCAGACACAACTCCTCCAGCAATTAAACAATAACGTACAGACCGGAACGGTGGTTACAATCTAATGGCAGTTGTATCGGTTAAAACATTGCACGACGGTTGGACTGGCTCCTGGACGTCTAAAGAAATGCCGACGTTTACTGTCGTTTATAGTGTCGAGGTCGACGATCCAAAAGATGGGAATATACTCGTCAAACAGGCGTCAGGTATTCCGCGACTCGGCTCGTATTACAGGACGGGTAACGATCTCCACGCACTCGCAACCTGCAAGAGCCTCAGCACGACGCCGGTCGCGGGGACTCGAAACCTGTGGCAAGTGACAGCCAGCTTCGGAAAGCCAGAAAAAGAAGAAGACGACGATCCGACAGATGGTTTAACTGAAGACGGCGACCCGACGGACGACCCTATGGAGTTTGCGGTCAGCATGTCGATATCGTCGACGCGTGTCACGCGCGACGCTATCATGGGGACGTATTTGGGACAGGTGCGAGAACGCGGAGGCATCGCGGGAAATCTTGACGGTACTGCCGGATTTCAACCAGACAACCACACCGCACCGCCGGACGCTAAACCCAGCGTAACACATAATCGATTCACGACTCAAATCACGAACGGTCGGGCAATAACAAATTCTGTTTTTCGTCCGTTTGATCCACCTCCTCAAGTGGAATACAACCGGACGAATCTTAGAATAAAATTTAATACGCTCGGCACACCGCGTAAAATTTACCCATATTTAAACAGCGTAAACTTGAGGACAATTGTCATTAATGTTTTATATGGCTGGGTTGACGCCGGTGGACAGAATCAAGTATCGCAAGGTAGTTTTGATATTCCTCAATACAGCGGTCGGATCATGGGATTAACGACAAACCCAGCACGCCGAAACGGAATCGGATACCACGAAAACGAACTAGAGATAGAAGTCGATAAGTTGTATACGTGGCGAATGGACATTCTTGATCGCGGCTATGCAACTATAAACAAAGAAAAAACGTATTCAAGTTATTCAGGAACCGGAGTTCCGGTGACAAATGCGGATGTTACCGACGACGGTTTCGCCAACCGCGAGCCGGTATTACTCGACGGTCAAGGTGGCGAGTTGAATATCTCCGATGCCGATGCCGTTTATCTGCGTTATGGCATCTATCCAGAGATGGACTGGCACATCATAAATTTAGACCAACCCAGAAGATTACAAGGGAGAAACTAATGGCTGACAAGATTTGGACAGGCGCGACCGATGGAGATTATGGCACAGCAGGAAACTGGTCGCCGTCGGGAGTTCCGACGACTTCCGACTCGGTTTATCTCACGCAGGACTATAGTGTCGCAATCACAGCGGGACTCGATCAATCACTCGTCGCGATCGACAAGTTCGTCGTCGATGGATATACAGGCAAGATCGGAACGCTCGCTTTGGGATACCTTCAGATCGATCCCGATTCGTTCTCGTTCAACGGCTCAGATGTCTCGTTTATCGACGTTGGCGCGGCTGCGATTAATCTCGACATCAGATCGACGTCGGGCGGTGGCTCAACTCGCGGGCTATATATTAAAGGTTCAGCGATCGCAGTCCTGTCGCTGATTCGCGGCGACGTGGGTCTGGCTCATCAATACGGCGAGACATCCACAGCCGCGACGATCCGCGTCACAGGTGGGATGCTCGTCTGCGGCACAGGAGCCACGCTAACGACTATTGACTCGTATGGTGGAACGACAAGGCTCGGAGCCAACGTGCCGACGCTCAACGCGTACTCTGGCAATGTCTCAACGTCCTCGACTGCGGCAATTACAACGCTCAACGGATACGGTGGAATTATCACGCACAACGGAACCGGAACGATCACAACCGCGAACCTCGAAGGCGCGACGCTCGACCTCACTGACAGCGGACTGGCGAGAACCGTGACAACGCTCAACCTCAAGGCGAACGGTACTATTGTTTACGATCCGTCGGTCATCACGATCACGACGCAGAACGAGGCAGACACGCCGGTGAGGATTAGCGCGAATAATGCCTAGAGGATATTTGATAGACTCGGAAGGGATCAAGCGACTGCGCGAGGATCACGACATCCTATACAAACGGGTCGTGCAACTCGAGCAACGATTCGCGATCGGCGGCGGTGCTGTCGGCGCAGGGGTTCGACGATCTGCCGAGTT